TCAAGGAACATCGTATCCAGGATAACATGGCTACGTGCCTTCGAGGCAAGCGCCAGGCTGAGAGACAGTACAGCGAGTCCGTATCCTACAAATGCTACAAGGGTAAAGCAGAGACAGAGATCTACATGGGGGAGAAGTCTATCAAGGCTTTAATATTAGAATGAAAGTCACAGCAGAAATCGTAAATGGTAAGTGCCCTACCTGTGATGAGTTCACGATGTTGGTTGGATTAACAAAACAAGTATATAGATGCATGAATTGTGGCACAGATCTGGAACAGTTTGTTAACGGCAAGATAGTATATCTACCACACATAACAAAAAGATCTGAATTTGATCTCGTGGTAAAGGACTGGGTGGATGGCCAAACGTAAATTTACGAATTTTATACCAAGACCAAAACCACGAAAACGTCCACGACGTCACAAGAAAAGTTTAAATAAAAATGAGAAAAGGGATCACAAACCCTACAATCGACAGGGAAGAAAACAATAGTTGACATGATCCCAAAATATCCTATATTGGATATATGAAAGAAAAAATAATAACCATAAACCCAAAAGGTATCACACAGAAACAGTATTCTAATTTTCTGTTAGAGTTAAATCTGATGAAACAGGCATGGAAACCCTACGGTGTAAACGTGGAAATCAAAGCACCAGGTCTGAAGAATATTATCAAGTGGGGTACGACAGTAAATAATGGAACTGATACTTCTAAGCGACGAACTTTATAAGTTGGTATCGGTAACCAAGGAGATGATGGAGGGTGTTGAGATACTTGCAGAGGTGGATTGCTTTGATCTCTGTGATATACTTCGATTACACCTGACCACGTATCACGAACCATGGAACGTTCATGTCATGAATGATGGCACCGGACATTTTTATGGATGTATATGTAGATAACACCTACCCTGTTGAGAGGGAAATAAAATTAGGGTAGGTAATGGTGAGAAGATAATCTCGCATTACCATCTAACGGTTGTGTTGTCAAATAGTATCTGTCGGAGTGCAGTAGAATTTTATAAACATGTTGAATTTATTGACATCGTCAGGTCCGATCTCTGCAAGTTTTCTGATAGATTCCTCGTAGCCAAACTTCAGACAATCGTAATTTGTATTAAAAGTTTCTGCCCAAGGATAAGGATCGAGACATGTACCTGCGACCTGTGAACAGATTACTAAACTTAATAATATTTTCATTGACAATCCTATAAATTACCTTATATATAAACCTAATTATGAAAGGAAACAAGCATGACAGACATGAGTAAATATAAAAATGTTTCGCTATCCAAAGAAACATACGCTGTTTTAGAAAAATTATCAAAGGTTATATTGCCTGATGGTAAGTTAAGTATATCTAAAACAATCGAGGTTCTAACAAACGAGAAAGCGAGAAAACTAAATGGAAAAGTTAAGAAAAGCTAGGGTCAAGGTACACATCTGTGATACATGTCACGGAAATGGGTATGTCAGGGTTGCAAAAATAGATGGTGATCCAAAA